CCTCAGGCTCTTGATATCGGGGAGTTTAGTGCTGCATCACTTAACGACCTATTTCAGAGCGGCATTGTCTCTTCTCCTGGAGACAACGACCCTATCACAGTAATCACAAGAGAGTATGGAACAGATCCTTTCTATTCTTCCGTAGGTGCTGTCAACCAATACTTTACAAGACCCGACGTAAGAAACCTTATTAATCCGGATAGACACCCTCTATTAGACGAGAGAGTAAACGCCGGTGTTGTCTTCACTCCTGTAGAGATAGCAGATTTTATACGTGAGTATGGCTATACCCCGATTACTCTATCTGTATCTAGCTCCATCGTATCTATCAAGTTAATTAATGAATTCGAAGCGTTCTACACAAAGAACTTTACTCAGAGTACTATCGGCAGTTTCTGCGCTCTCGTTCCTAGCATATTTGGTGCTATAGGAGCATTCTTTACGGCCCTTGACGGAATTGCAGATTTAGTCAATAAGCTAAAGAACTTCGCACTTAACTTTTCTCTAGCAGGTCTGTTGAATCAGCTTAAAGATAATATAACAAAAGTATTGGATAAAGTAATTGATAAAGTGAAGAACATTATCGAAAACTTTTCAATCGCAGATGTTATTTCTGAAGTAAAGACATTTATAGTAGAAAAGATAGGTGGTCAGTTTCAAAAGATAAAAGAAGCTGCGATGAAGTTCTTTGATCCTGAAAACTTAAAGAACTTTAAGAATAAGATACAAGCAATCATAGACTATGCGGTCGGCGTGTTTAAAAACCCGACTCTTGAAGATATCCAGTTTCTTCTATATAGATTCTGCCAATTCGTTTCACAAGTAGAGAACGGCATCAATGCAATTAAAAACCCCCTCGACACCTTTGTGAATTCATATAAAGATACGATAAGCATTCTAACATCAAACTCAGCCGCAAATAGCGCGCGATCCGTCACTGCTGGTGGAATTCGTTACGATCTTCCTGCTCGTGGTACTGGAATAAATACAAGTAGAGAAATTTATACAGCAGCTGGAGATATTCCGCCAATGGGCCCGGAAGATTTTCAAGCAGTAACTCCTTGGAACGAAGGCAAGGGTGACTCTAGAGTAACGTTTAACGGTAGGTGGGTTGCTGCTTTAGGCAGAGATGGTTGGGAGAAAGTTGACATTGGAGTAAGAGCAATGTTAATGAAGGTTCAGAAAGACTTTGGCCGACCTCTGTTTGTAAATAGTGGATACAGATCGCCTGAATATAATGCAAAATTAGACGGGGCCGCTAAGAACTCGTATCATATGCAAGGAAAGGCTTTAGATATATCTTGGTCTGGTCTAAACAATGAAACTAAAGAAGAGTTTATAAGATTGGCGAGAACGCGTGGATTCAGAGGAATAGGAAGATACAACAGCTTCATTCATATAGACGTAGGACCAGAAAGATCGTGGTCCGGCTAGTAAGAACACAATCCTTGCCTAGGGAGGCATAATAAGTGGTAGTACAGATCGTAACACCAGTTCGTAAGAGAGTTAGTCTGTTCTCAGACTTTCACAAGGATCTCACGCAGAATCCTATTACCGAAGACTTGGCAGTGAAGAGAGACGAAGAAGCTGTAAAGGAAGCCATTAAGAACCTCATTCTTACGGATCGTGGCGAGAGACTAATGCAACCACTCGTCGGCGGAAACATTCGCGCCATGCTTTTCGAGAATAACACGCCATCGACCATAAAGATCATTCAAGAATCAATCAAAGAAACGATTAACTTTTACGAACCGAGAGCAACACTCTTGGATGTTATAGTTCAATCTTCATTAGATGAATCTACTGTAGAAGTCGCGATCTATTTCTACATAAATAACATTGAACAGCCGATCACCTTAACGGTGTTCCTAGAGAGGACAAGATAAATGGCTACGAAACCAATTAACGAACTAGATTTCGCAGCATTAAAAGATCAGTTCATTACATTCCTTAAGGGCCAGACTCAGTTTAAGGATTACAATTTTGCTGGTTCAAATATGAACGTTCTTTTGGATGTTCTATCATACAACACGTATATGAATAACTTTTATACGAACATGGCAATTGGCGAGATGTTTCTTGACTCTGCGGTTCTTAAGAACTCGGTCGTATCGCACGCAAAGGAATTAAACTATCTTCCAAGATCTAGAACTTCTGCGAAGGCTATAGTTAACCTGTCCATCTCTGCACCGACAGAGACTTCACAGACGATTACTATACCTCGTTTCACCGAATTCACATCTACTTACCAAGGATCTACTTTTACATTCATAACGAATGAAGTGTATGCTGCGCGTAGAACATCAGGAAGCACGTTCGTTGCGGCCAACGTAGAAATATTTGAAGGAGAGATACTTACGAACTTTGAGAAAGACGGCTTCTTCCTGGATGACCAGAATTTCTTGAGATGTAATCTTACGAACGATAACATAGACACTAGTACAATCGAAGTGTATGTAGATGAAGTCGCTACCGAAAATCAAAATCAATTCCTATACACGCCAGATATCTTCGGTGTCACACCAACGAGTAAGGTGTTTTATTTAGATCCATACTTTGATGATAGATACTCGATCTACTTCGGAAGAAACATCTACGGTGAGCAACCAGGCGTAGACATTGATGTTAAGGTACAGTATAGAATTTGTAGCGGTTCAGAACCAAACGGCGCAGCTCGCTTTGGTACTAGTTTTATTCCAAACGCAACGGTCACGACAGTAGAAGCTGCGAGTGGTGGAGCTGAGCGTGAGACGATTGATAGCATAAAGTACTTTGCTCCAAAGTCACTGCAGATCCAAGAAAGAGCTATAACCGCAAGAGACTACGAAGTTCTTCTTCGTCAAAGATTTCCAGACATTCAGTCAGTGTCAGTCTATGGTGGAGACGAGTTGGATCCTCCGCAGTATGGAAGAGTCGCGATATCGGTAAATCTACAGGGAGAAAGAATTCTTTCAAACACGAATAAGAATTCCTATGTTGCTTTTCTTTCAGACAAGAGTCCTCTTTCTATAGAACCGATATTCGTTGATCCAGAATTCCTATACGTAGAAGCTATCGTGGACATATCATTTTCTCGTAAGCTTACGACCAAGTCAACAGCTCAGCTCGAAACTCTTATAAGATCGGCCATACTTAACTTTAATCAAACGAACCTAGATGATTTCGGTGAAATTCTTAGATCATCGAGACTATCTTCAATCATAGATGACTTGGACGATGGAATTCTGAGTAACTCGCTCTGCGTGAACCCTATTATTGAATATAAGCCGGTTCTAAACCTTGCGCTCAATCCTAAGTTTAAGTTTGAAAGTCAACTCGTAAAACCTTATCCTTACAAATCAGTAAATGGTTTCGCTGACTTTAAACCAGCCATCGTAAGTACACCATTTACTTATCGCGGAATTCTATCAAAGATACAGGATGATGGCGCTGGAAATATGCAAATTATCAGTGCTGGCGCAGTTAATACTGAAATACTTAAACCAAATGCTGGCACCGTGGATTACACAACAGGCGAAGTAAGGCTCATAAACTTTATAGTAGAGTCTTTCACAGGAAATGGTATTAAGATCTATGCGGCAACAACATCTGTTGATATAACAGCGCCAAAAAGCAGAATTCTTACAGTTCGCGACGAAGATGTATTAGTCAACTTCATAGAGACAAACTGATGCCAGTAGAAAAGCTAATATCGTTTCATATAGAACGACAGTTCCCGGCCATCTATCGTGAAGATGGTCAAGAACTTATTCAATTGGTAAAAGAATACTATAAGTTTTTAGAAACAAACACCGAACAGAGTTTATATAACGGAAGAAGACTCTTTGAGTATAAAGATATAGATACTACTCTTGAAAGTATGCTGATATTCTTTAAGAAAAAGTATCTCGCAGATCTTCCGTTCGATGGTGACACCGTAAGAATTGTTGTAAAGAACATATTAGGTCTGTATCGTAGAAAAGGAACTCAAGGCGGGCTCGAGCTCTTCTTCAATATTTTTTATAACGAAAGCATCAAAGTATACTACCCAGCCAAAGATATGTTTAGACCTTCCGATTCTGAGTGGAAGAAAGGCACCTATCTTCAGATGATGCCTAACAATGGGCTATTCACTTCAACAAAAACAACTCAGACATATACATATAAAGACCTAATCGGTAAACAAATCATTGGTGTATCTTCAAGAGTAAAGGCTACAGTTGATAAGATAAACTTCGTCATCGTCGGTAATACTATTACTCCAATACTTTTCATTAATGATGAGACTGGAAGTTTTATTGGTAAAGAAAACATAATAAGTGAATTCAGTGGTATACCTATAAGCTTTGGTGTTATCAATGGATCTCTAACATCAATAGCAGTGGATGATAATTTTGGTGGATCGATAGGAAACGAAATAGGTGACATAGTAACATTTAGAACCGACAATGGGTTTGGCGCAAAAGGGCTCGTCACCGCAGTTACTGAGAATTTTTCGGGTTTCGTTAGATACGATATTGAGGACGGGGGCTGGGGTTACTCTGTAGATACAACAAAGCTTCTTGTTTCTAACCAAACGATATTCCTTGATAACGAGGGCGGAAAGTTTCAACTGCTAGAAGCTTTAGAAGATGATTCTGGAAATAGAGGCATCGTGATCGGGCAGAGTAATACTGCAATTGGTTTAAAGATGGATGTTGGAGATGAATTTACGAACACGTCTATCATTACGACAATGGATAGAGACATAAATGTTAATATTACAACACTATCGCCATTGACTCCAATACGAATTTTGGAGAAGAATGATAGCTCACCAGGTCCTCTCTATCCAGAAACGTTAGATACTGACGACGTTATTCTCGCAGAGATTGATAACGAGGAGAGCGTGTCTCTTATCTTTGATCTAATTGGTGATTACGCAAACGTTGCTCTTAATGCTGCAAACTACAACGACCCGCCGGCAGAACAGCCTATGAGTGGTTTTCCTGACACCGATCCAATTACAATCAGTACACCTCTTAACGAGGCGTTCGATTTAACGCCTATCGATATAGGAAGAATTGTTAGGTTTGATAATATAAACCCAGGTACTGATTATGAAAACGATGTATTTGCTATAGCATATGATACACGAATATCACTTTTCAAAAAGAGAAATCAGCTAGTTACTCTTTCTAATATGCCAGCAACGATAAGTGTTGGAAGTTTGGTAACACAGGAAAGTACGAATGGAAAAGTAGTCTCTATAAATAATAATACTCTTACGATTACGCCATACACTTACGCCGGATTTAATAATACATCAGGTCTTATATTCAAAGGTGTTAACTATGGCATTGTTGGTGTGTCGACAGACTTTAATTCGCCAATTGCCGGATTTAATGCTACTATAAATGCAGTAACATCTTTCGGAGTAGGAAAGATAACCAACGTATCTGTAATCGATTCTGGTTACGGTTATACTCATAATACGATTGCCGATATCATAGACGCGGATGGAGAATTGGCATCAAAAGGAACGATCTCAGCTTTAGGCCCAGGATCTACAGAAGGATATTGGGCTTCATTGGACTCGCATATAAACGGATATGTTTTAGACGGTGCGAGTCTAACATACTATGACTCCGGTAAGAGAGTTCAGGATAGTAATTACTATCAAGAATTTTCATATGAGATTCTTTCTACAGTAAATCTTCCGGAATACGAAGAGTCTTTAAGAGAAATCGTGCACGTTGCTGGAACAAAAGTCTTTGGTAGATTTAACCTAGAAGACGTTATGTCAACACCGATATCTTCTAGAATTATTATTGACGCGGAATAAATAGAGCAAAATAGGTTTAGGAAAATGTCTGTCATCACAAGTAAATATAGATCTGATACTGCACGACGCTTCGTTGATGATGTAACATTCAACGATTACTATATGTTTGTGTCAAGCACAGCAAACACAACCGTGATTAATTCAGAAAAATCAAAAACGGAATTTCTTGAAAAAACTATCTTTGGAAAGAAGATAGGTGCACAAGAAGTTTTCTATATGATTAAGAATTATCCTTGGGAAATAGATGCAGTATACGACCAGTACGACGATAATTTAGATATGTCAAACAAGAAGTTCTACACAGTTGTCTATCCAGTGAATAACGAGGTTGGTGACTATAGAGTCTATAAGTGTCTATTCAATAACGGCGGAGCAAAATCTTTAACACCGCCTAATTACAGTGTATCTCAACAGGATCAGATTTATGCTTTGGCAGATGGGTATGTTTGGAAGTATCTGTTTAATATTAGTGAGTTAGAATTTGATGATTACAATACTCGCGGATACATACCTATTATGTCGACTGAGAGTGGTAACACGGCAGTTCAAACAAGTTCTATAAGTCAGATTGTCATAACAAATTCAACAAATAGAGGATATGAAAAGTCTGAAGGATTTGTTTTTCAAACAGCAACTGGAACTGGCGAGATAGTTATAACGGCAAGTAGTGGAACTCTTAATGCGATTGAAAACTATTACTCAGGATATACATTCTACGTAACAAGCGTATTTGGTAATGACTCGAGGTCTTACGTAGTAGATACTTATACTTACGATCCTGCTTCAAAAAGAGCAGTCATTACGTTAACCGAAGCACCGGATTATACCGTTCTTACTGACTCCGCTTCTTACAAACTATTACCTCGCATTGAAATAAAGGGCGATGGAACTGGAGCAGTTGGGCTAGCCGATGTGTCGGCAAATGGTTCTATAATAGGTGTCACAATGCTGTCCAAAGGTTCTGGTTATAAGAATGCAACCGCGTTTGTTCCAGACCCGTTTTCTTTCGACCCAAATTCGCTAAACTCTCTTAATGAAAGAGCTATACTAAGACCAATTCTTTCTTCGGCTGGTGATCATGCTTCGAACTTAATCGATGAACTTATGTGCAGGCACATTCTTGCGTACACGACTCTTACGGAGACAGACAACTTTACAGTTCCAGCTACAAACGACTTCACGAGCATTGGTATTGTTAAGAACCCTGAGTTTAAAAATGCAGGAAACAATGACATATTTGATAACCGTATAGAACTAGCTCTTGACAGTCACTCTCTTTCTGTAAATGAAATAGTTACACAGATAGAAACGGATGTTAATAGTTCATTCTATAACGAGGTAATATTTAGCGGTAAAGTTCATCAAGTTTCAAATAACTTTGTGTATATATGTGAGTACATGGGGCCGTATCCAAATTCCTCTTCATTTGCAAACACTGATTTTAGCGACATCTCGCTTAACATAAATCTGCCGATAAGATCTGCAGACAATCAAATACTTAATATAAATACAGATAACGATCCAGAGTATCCACTAGAATATGACATAGATTACCCAGGGTTTTCAATATCACCATATGTTCAGAGAACTGGAGAAGTTTACTATATGAATAGCTTCTTTCCAATTACGAGAACTGAAGAGTCAAGGGAACGATTTAAGATACTTCTTGAATTTTAAGGAAAAATAAATGCCAATTAATAAAGACCTGAATGTTGCGCCGTACTTTGATGATTTTGATATAACGAATCAGTTCCATCGCGTGCTTTTTAAACCGTCTTACGCGGTTCAAGCTAGAGAATTGACTCAGATGCAAACGATTCTTCAGAATCAGATCGAGCAGTTTGGTGATAATATATTTAAAGAAGGATCTATCATAAAGGGATGCAACTTTACAGAGTTATCAGACTTAAACTACGTTAAGCTTACGGATGTTACTGGATTTGACCCAACTCAATATGTTGGATTTACAGATACGGTCACTATAAGCGGTGTTGATTACGTAAGAGATAACACATACGAACTCGAAGGAGTTGTGACAGGAGTCCGAGCGACCGTCTTAGCTGCGACGCGTGGTTTTGAAACAAGAAACCCAGATCTTAACACGTTCTTTATTAACTACAAAACAACATCTTCTGGAAATAAAGTCTTTCAGGCTGGCGAAAGACTTAGAATATACAAAGTAAGTGTGTACGAACAAGGAACGAGCATCAATAGAGACGAAACAGAAGTTCTGACTGATAAGACTATCAACGTTACTACGTTCGCTGGGGCAGTTGGCAACTCTTTCGGACTTAAATCTGCGCCAGGTATCATATTCCAAAAGGGTCACTTCCTATACGCTGAAGAGCAGCTTGTAATTGTTTCAAAGTATACGAATGTACCGAACAGTGTGTCGATAGGTTACACAGTTCAGGAAAGAGTAATTAATGCGTTCCAAGACTCGTCTCTATATGACAATGCAAACGGATCTTTTAACCAAAATGCTCCTGGCGCAGATAGACTAAAACTTATTCCAATACTTACAGCTCTTCCAACTTCTGAAGCTGATGCTGACACTACATTCTTTACTCTTACACGCTATGTAAACGGTAATGCAGTTCTTCTTAGAGACGTATCACAGTATAACATTTTAGGCGAAGAGATGGCTCGTCGCACGTATGAAGAATCTGGTGACTACATTGTCAATGACTTTCAAACTACAGTCGTAAGAAGAGATGGTAATCTAAAAGCTTCTATCGGAAGTGGAGTCGCGTATGTTAAGGGTCATAGAGTAGAAAATCTTAGAGAGATTTTCCTCGATATAGATGACATATCGGAAGCTTCGGTTGATGATAGAGCAAATCAGGGCGTATCTTTTAACTATGGCGGGTACCTTGACATACTCGATACTAGCGTAGGAGGCGTAGTCCCATTAGGAACATTTGCAACCGTTTCTCTCAGAGACGGTGGAAACTCTGTCCTAGGAACTGCGAGAGTTCGTAACATCACTGATACCAAAATCTTCCTGTTTGATGTTAGATTGTCGGGTGCTAATCAGATATCGCAAGTGGAAAGAGTTGTTGGAACTTCCGGGTACATACCAGTTGCAAACAATTCTGTTATAAAAGAAACAAGTTCTTCATCAATGGTATTTGACACGGGAATGCTGAGTCTTAAATCTACTAGCAACCTGTCAATTCCAGTAAGAGCAAGAAAAACTATTACTGGAACTGCTACTACTTTTAACATCACGCCTGACGCTGGCGAAGATTTTAATCTAGAGAATGATGATATACTCTTTGTAGATAACACAAGTACTAGAAGAGATGTGACTAGTGCTGTTCTATCTGGTGCTGACCTCCAAGTCACCCTTGGTTCTACACCATCGACTCCTTCTACGATCTATTACAATAAGAGAATTACTAGTGCAAGCCCGTTTACGAAAGTTAGCGCTGAACTATATGTTAAGTGCACCTTCGCAAATAACGACATCGTATCATCCACAACTAGATATAATCTAGGTTTTCCAGATGTGTATGAGATCGTCTCTATTACAGACTCAGAAAGCAAAACTGTTACTTCTAGCTTTAAGCTTAAAACCAACCAAAGAGATAACTTCTACGATCATTCTTATATAGAATATATTCCTGGAAGACCAGTACCCGCGGCCGGTTTAATGACAGTTCGTTTTAAAGCATTTAAACTAAACGACACAACAGGAAGCTACTTCTTTACTGTAGATAGTTACCCTGGTGCTGTCGCCAAGAATAAGATACAGCCGTTCGTTTCATCTTCAGGAAAGGTCTATAATCTCAGAGACTGTCTTGACTTTAGACCATACGTACAACCGCTATCGCCGGCCACATATATAAATGCGGCTGTTCTTGGTACAGCGCCAACTGTAAGCAATGGATCAACAGGTGTTAACGTTGCGCCGAGCTTCTCCGGTTCATATACGATACTTACACCATCTCACGATCAGTTTGGAGAGATAGACTACGAGTTCTACCTAAACAGAACCGATGCGGTAATTCTTGACTCTTATGGCAGAATATCATTGTTAAGAGGAACGGAAGTAGAGAATTCTATTCCGCCAATCATATCTGGCGATCAGGTTAAGATCGCGGAAATATTCGTACCAGGAGCGCCAGCACTTACACCAGAAGAAGCTGACGAACAGGATAGACCTCAGTATGCTGTGCAGATCGTTCCTAAAGGTACAAAATCTTATCGTATGAAAGATATCGAAAACTTAGAAAAGAAGATCGACAGCTTAGAGTATTATGTTCTACTGAACACCCTAGAAGCCGATACAAAAAATCTAAACATTGTTGATGAAAACGGTCTAGATCGTTTTAAGAACGGCATCATAGTTGATCCCTTTAACGATCTTAGTATAGCCAACCTAGAGAATGTGGAATTTAATGCTGCGCTGGACTTTACAGAACAATCGCTTATGCCATCTGTAAAAACATTCCCGTTAAACCTTAAGTATAAGTCTGCATCTTCTGCGACGCTGTTCCCAACCACGTCAAATGCAAAGGTCGGAACACTTCAGAGAAACACCGACGTATCCATCATATCGCAACCCTACGCCACAGAATTTAGAAACTGCGTAAGTAACTTCTATTCATATCGTGGCATTGGCGAAATAGAACCGGAATACGACGCAGTCTATGATACTGTCACTAACCCAGTTAATATAGGTTTGAATAGAAGACGCTTAACTGTGTCGACTGCCGCTACACAAGAGCTTAATCCGTTAACGTCAACCGCTATTCAAGCCAACACAAATAACACGAACCAACGCCGCGTTGGCGATTTTGTTACGAACTTTACATTTAATCCATTCATGAGAGGCCGTGACATTAATATATACATGTCTGGTCTTCGCCCTAACACTCGCCACTATTTCTTCTTTGATGAAGAAGATGTGAACCAATTTGTGTTCCCAGGAAGCAATGTTAACTCCCCGAGTGAAATAAGAAGACGCGGTGTTGCTAACGCGGCGGTCGAAACAGATGCGAACGGCGTCTTGAGGGCGGTGTTTAGTCTACCATCATCAAGGTTCTATGTTGGAGACAGAAAACTAGAAGTAGTTGACGTTGACACGCACGCTGCGATTGATAGCGCCAGCACATCGTATGGTTTTGTAACCTATAGAGCATATAACTTCTCTGTAGAAAAAGCATCTTTAACAGTCTCAACTCGCCGTGCAGCTTCTACTGCAACAACAACCACGGATAGAAATGTTACAAGAAGACCAACTGAAGGTGATCGCGGGCGAGACCCGTCGCCAGATCCAATTGCTCAGACCTTCTTCATAAAATCTGGCATGGGTCTTGGATCTGACACTGTATTTGTCTCTAAAATAGATCTGTTCTTCAAGAGAAGAAGTAATATAAACGGCGTAAATGTTGAATTAAGAGAAGTTATAAATGGTTATCCTTCATATGACGTGATACCGTTCTCTAAAGTACACCTAACTCCATCAGAAGTACTTACTTCAGATGATGCTTCTGTCGAAACAACGGTAACTTTTAATGCCCCAGTTCGTCTTGATGTTGAAAAAGAATATGCAGTAGTCGTAATACCAGATGCAGCCGATCCTGACTATCTAATCTTTACATCAAAGGTTGGTGGAGTTGATCTAACACCAGGCGCGAATCAAGGACTTCCAATCGTCCAAGACTGGGGTGATGGTGTTCTATTCACATCTACAAACAATCGCGCGTGGAAGTCATATCAAGACGAGGACATTAAGTTTGTACTGTATCGCCATAACTTCAATGCAAGTGCTGGCACTATCACACTTACAAATGATGACCACGAGTTTATCTCAACAGAGAACAACATCGGAACATTTAAAGTTGGAGAGACCGTATACAAGCTTGAGTCTAAAGACGGGACTACTGGAGCTAACTTAAGCACCGTTTCCGGAAATAATCAGATCAGCGGAACGAATCTTTCAGCCACATATTCTGCCGGCGACTTTGTTCTGATAAGCAACGGTACTACAAACAGACAGATCTTTAAAGTTGTTAGCGCAAACTCTACAGTGATAGTTGCGGATAGACCATCATATTTCACGGATAGTACAAGTGGTTTACCGATTACAATGGGTATACTTCGTCACTATGACTTTAGATATCCGGATTTTATCATTCTCGAAGAATCTTCTGCAACTTCTACACGAAAGTTTGCTGCCGGTAACACAGTGTACGGATTTGATAGCGCTGCAGCTGCGACGATAACCACGGTTGATAACGTTGAGTTCAGCTACATTCAACCAATGATTCACAGAACGAACGATAGCGTAACAGCAACGACTCTTTCTGGAACACTCGTCGATCCAGCCAACCCGTCAAACACATATAGCTTGCCGATGCAATTCAATGACAAGGCATTGTTTAGTAAGACTGGTATGATCTTGTATAGTAAGTCTAATGACATCGCGAGAGAAAAGACTCTAGACCTTACGGTGTCTATGTCTAACAACTCGAATGTCACTTCGTCTCCTTTCATTGACATCGAGACTGCGTCCATTCTTGCTTATCAGTGGAAGATCACCAACGATTCG